GCCCCACGAAATCAGGTTGCCAACAGCCGTCGCACCTGTCGAACTGGTCGACGTGGTATCGGTACTGACTTTGACCGTGGTTCCGTAGCCGATGTTTTTGCCCGGCACTGCCATTGCGTCACCTCATGACGTCAGGATTTGCACTTGAAGTGCGGCCACGCTGACCGCCTCGTCCTCTGACGCCAACCCGCGGACCAAATAATCGTCGTCGTGGTCCTCCACGAAAACCGCCAACACTGTACGACTCCCAAACGCGCCCCGGTGGCCATGAAGCCGCGACTTCACCGCGTCAACGATAGACACAACGGTGGGATCGTCGCTCCCGATCACTTCCACGTCCCAGCGCGAATCCGTCACGGCGTCTTCGCCGCTCATGTCGAGGTCTTGTTCCTCGCTCTGCCGCTGGAAGTAGATTCGCGGGTCGGGGGCCGATTGCGGGAATGTGTTCTGCTCCACGACGTGCGGCGCGGATAGTCCCTTCCCGGTCGACGGCCATACTGCGGCAATACCCGTCGAGCCGGTCAGAAACGTGCGGAGATCCGCGCCGAGGGTCGCCATCTACATCCTCACCGCCTGTTCGATTTCTGCGAGAATCACACGTCGAGCCTCGTTCATCGCCGCACCTTTCTTCCGGTTGTAGGCTCTCTCCATGAAGTGCTTGCCCTTGACTTGACGGCGGGCAGCCGAGCCCCGCTTCCCCGTTTGCCAGCCCCATTCTTGAAATCCGCCGTAAAACGTATCGCCCTTGAACCAGTCCTTGCCGCAGGTGCAACGCACGGCTATGTATTTGCGACTACGCTTTCCAGCTCGTACTCGAATTGCCCCTCGCAGTTGGCCGGTTCTATGGGGGGCCAATGAGCGCGCCGTCGGCAAAATGCGTTTTGCTCCTGCTCGCGATCCTCGCCGGACGATCTTGCGTGCTTGCCCCTTTTCAAGCACAGCTAGCCTGGCCTCGATGTCCAGGTCTCCCCGGATGAATATCTCGAACTGCTCTTGGTGCTGACTGCTGCCGCCCGTCGCTATACGACGATAGCCGCTTGTCGGGAATGGATTCGACCCAAATCCCATTTACGTCGACCGCTCCTCAACGCAGATTGCAACCGTCGTTCGGTTCCGCTGCTCCACGTTGTCTGCTGTGAGGATGTTTAAGAATCGCTTCTTGCCCGGATACTTGTAGCGGGCCTTTTCGTGCGCCCGGGCGCTGTAGTCGTGCTCCACTCGGTGCGTTGCCTTGGCGAGTATCTCGCTGCCAATCGTTACCTCGTCGCCCTTGAGCTGCCGTACGTTGGCCCGCACGGTGGCTTTCTTCTTCCAAGTCTTTTGCGTATGCCCGTAGGCGTCGGCAGCTGTCGAGCCGCTCAGCACCTGCACTTCGAGCTTGGTTCGGTAGCTTCGTCTGCGCATCAGCCATACGCGCCGTGGTCGTACGTGTCGAGCATCCGGTCAACGATCCGGTCTACATCCGTCCGCCCGAATCGCTCCGGGTCCAACAGGTGCTCCGTCTTCATGCTCACGGCTTCTTTTAACAGGGCCGGCACCTTGTCGGCCGACGCCCAGCCCGCCGTGAATTGTACGGTGACGGCATCGGGCCGCGAGTACGTCGAGGGCCACGTCTCATCCAGTTTCGGCTTGAGCGTTGCCGGGGCCTCGGTCGGCACGACAGCATCCCACGTCGTGCTCGATAGCGTCTGGCTCGCGTTGTTCGTGTCGTAGTAGGTGATCGTGATCGTCGACGACCCCAACAGGGGCGGCATCGGGATTTCCAGCTCGTCCGCTGGAAACTCTTCGAGGATCATCCGATACTGCTTTTTCACAAACGGGCGGTGCCCCGGAATCTGTCGCTCGCAATAGTCGATGGCTGCCTTCACCTTGCGAGTCAGCTTGTCGAGCTGATCATCGTCGGTGATGAACAGGTCATCGGCCACCGCGCTTACGGCGATGGCAAGATCGGTACTGGCACTCACGAGCTGGAGTTGCATTCTGCTTCCCAATCCGGCCAGGTCCATTGCTCGTAGTATTGCTGCGACTCAAGCGCGCCCTGCAAGCTCGCGATGTTCATCATGTGCTGTTGAGCCTGCTGCTGGGCCTCGTCCGCTTTCCGCCTTTGGTTCTGAATCCGTGTTTGTAGTTCTTCGTTCCGGGCGACCCACTTCTCCCGCATCGCCCCGCCCTTGCGATGCTCAAATCCGTACAGGTAGGGCGTTTGCAGCAGATCGCACTCCTTGGGGAGCACAACGTCAATTCCGGCACCCATTGCCCAGCCAATCAACCACTCGCAACTCGGGCGCTGCTCGCGGTACTCCGCATCTCGCCGCGGGCCGTTCTGCGCCATGTCGACGCCCCACACGCCAATCGTATGGGGCTGTTGCATGACGGCCAGTCCGATCATGTAGCTGACGGTGTTCGTCCAGTAACGGCAACCGCCGAAAGCCGCGAGCAATTGTTGCAACGGGAACGGCTGACTGGCCGGAATGCTTGGCTCCTTGTCGATCATGAAGATGGGTTGCGACTCGACGGATTGCAGCCACTCTATGTAGGGCGGCCTGTTCGCGAGCATCGACAAGGGGTGCAACTCGAAATGCACGTCAAAGCGCGTCACCTGGCCGACTGGCACGAGGTCCGATAACGTCCAAATCTCCCAGCTTGCGTCGTCGTCCGGCGCCAGGTGACGCGACGAGGGGGCCTTCCCGACGATTGCGATCTTGCGTGGTGGGGTTTCCGTGACAGCTTCATCCGCGGGCATCGTGATCTCCTATGTGCTGATGTTGGTCGACAAAGTGACTCCTGCACTGCTCGCAGCGACAACTGCCCACTGCGTGGCCGACAGCCCCATGAGCAGACACCGCGTATCCTTGCCGGCCAAAGCGATTCGGTGGTACGTCTTGGTGTAGTTGATGTTGATCGTCTTCGCAGCAGTTTCGACGACCGGCAGATGCGTAGTCGGACTGACGAGTGCCTTGACCATCCCGGCTGCCGGTGTCGGAAGCTTGAACACAACGAGAGCCCCCGTCGTGCTGCCCGAAGCACTGCATACGCTTAGGACACCGGCAGCAAGTGTTGTATAGCCAGTGCTGCCTTCTGTCGAACTGTGCGCACTGTTCGTCAGCGCCGCAGTCGCGTCCAAACCGGCCCGGTTGAGTTGCGCGGCCGTAGCCGTCACACCGTCCATCTTGTTCAGTTCCGCAGCCGTTGCCGTGACTTTCGTGCCCGACATCTTGAGCGAGCCGGTTACGTCGATCTCGCCACCGATGACGAGCTTTGTCGACCCCTGCTGCATATAGTTGGGTGCGTTATAGGCCATGCTTCATCTCCTAAATCACGCCGCCCAGGGCGCCCCATAGGAACGCCCCAGACGGCCGATGCCCGCGGAAGGCGTCGCCGGTTATCAGGTCGACGTCGACCCGGTTGTCTGCGGCTGGTAGAGGATCGGCGTCGTCAGATCGCTCGTCGATCCCATTGTTGACGAAACATGACGCGACGGACCCGACCGGATGGCAAGCAGGCCGCCATAAGCGCAGGCCGCCGATCGCGTGACCTTGCAGGTGACGTACCGCTTACGGGGTGCCGTCAGGGCCATCCGCACCAAGCCATCGCCCGTATTGGCTGTCGTGCTGACCTGGAAACTGCCCGTGCTGATCGCCGTGAGCCCATTGCTCGTGCTGTCAGCCGTCGAGGTGGTTGACCAGTAGCCTTTGAGATTCATCGTGTCGGTTGACCCCACGGTCGCACCGATCAAAATGAACTCGCACTCGGTGTAGTTGGCCATATCGACCAACGGCCCCCAGACGTCAGTCCCCCCCTTGGCCGTGTAGCCAAGCAGCAAGTTCGGCATTCTTTCCCGAAAAGGATTGTGCATCGTGTCTTCTCCCCAATTGGGATGTGTTGCGACAAGTTGGAATCACGCGAACGTGCTGCGAACGAAAGCCTCCGCCTTGACGGGCGCCCCGTCCGAATAGGCCCGGATGATGAACAGGTCTTGGTTTTCACGGGCGTAAAGCTCTTCGAGCCGCACGATTTCCATGTCGATTCCGTCGACGATCCAGAACCATGAAAAGTCGCCAAAGCACAGGGCGTAGTTGCCGGAGCCGGTCGTATGAGGTGCGAACTCACTGAGCACAACCGGGAACCCGAGAAGCAACGTCACCGGATCGCCATTGACGACCGAGTCTTGCATGAGGTATCGGCCCTCACCGTCCTTCTCCCGGGCAAGCTGCCCCATGATGTCGCGGTGCATGAGCCACCGGGCCGCACGCCAGTAAGCTTGCTTGAGCGTAAACTGTACTCGCTTGAGGTTGTCGAACTTGACGAGGGCCGACGTGTTGCCGGTCGAAACATCGCGGGCCGTGCCGATCCCATCGTTGTTCGCGGTGAACACACCCAGGTATTGCTCCGAACCGTGGCCCGTCATGGCCGCGTTTTCCTCGGCCTCGCCGACAACCCGGGCCAACTCGCCGCGCACGATCTCAACGATGTTGGGGGCCTTCTTGACCAGCACCTTCGAGACGATGATCTCCTTGGCGAGCGGATGAGGCGTCAAGGCACGCTTGCCGAAGACGATCTTCGTCCGCGTCGGGACGCCGAGTTCTGAGGTCCACTCGGCATCCTCCGCCTTGGTCACAATCGTCGGGACGCCCAGCGAGTCGTTAGAAGGAATCATGAACCGACGGGCCAGAGAGCGGACGACAACCGCGTCGTTGATGTCCGAGATCAGCTCGTTCAGGAATTGCTCGCTGGCGTAGAGGTAGCCGCCCTTTTCACCCTTTCCGGCAACTTGGGCTCGGTGTTCCTCTTCGTCGAGCTTGCCGCGACCGAAAAGCCCCTTGCAGAATCCGCGATGATACTCATCGGTTTGACGAACGCGGTGGTGCTCTTCGAGGAACTCATCGGAATCACCGAACGGGCTGAGCGTCCGGCGCTCTTCCTCGTCTTCCTTGTCCGGCTTCCGATGGGCAGCCTGCCGTCGCGATTCCTCTTCGGCCCGCTTGCGGTGCTCTTCGCCATCTTTCTCGGCCCGCTCCAGCTCTTCGCGCCGTCGGGCAAGTTCCCTGTGCTCTTCGGCCTCCAGATCGTTCCGTCGTTCGGCCTCATCGATCTTTGTGCGCCACTCTTCGGCCTCGCCCCAGGTCTTCTGGTAGCGTTCCTCTTCCTCGGCCGATAGGGAACGCTTTTCCTCTTCGGCTTTGTCGAGGATGCCCCGGGCGTCGAGGATCAGCTTGTGCCGCGTCTGCCGCATTTCGGCGGTATTCGTTGCCATTGTTCGGCTCCTGCGTTGTCGTCGTGGAGCCGAGCGCAACGAAAAGGGGCCGGGCTCCCAGACGGTGTTTCCGTCTTGAAGCCCGGCCCCCAGGGGACCGACGCTTGGAAAGGTGGAGGATTCTCGGGCCAGGCCGTTGAATCGCGTTGAGTTATCGCCGTTAGTCTATGAGTTCCGCCAGAGACGTGTCAAGCATTTTGTTCCCCCCGTCCGTTCTAACCCATGCCCACCACGCCATTTACCGGGTAGTGTCCTCGGACAATCCTCGCCGCTAGACAAGTCGGGTCACCTTCATTGAACGGTAGTGCGACCGATTCTTTAGTAATTCCCAATACGAATTGCGCAGGCTTAAGCCGCAGGGGCTGCAAGGCAGTCAGCGTCAGCTTTTTGCAGTGCCTTGCAAGTGTGTTCGCAATCTTGCCAGGCTTGGTTAGGTCGTATGTTATCTGCCCCTCTTGCGGAATGCTGATTTCGTCGGCAAGCCGCAGATCCACAGAATGCGTATCATAGGGACAATGATTGCTGCCAATTGTAGGCATACGGGGCTGTGGTTCCGGGCTAATCACAAGCCGCCCGTCGTCGAGGGCCCGAAAGATCTCGACATTTGACAAGATCATCGCATGGTAGCCTAGGGGTGGCGTATCGCTCGCTGCTGCACTTGCGTTCTGTCGACGGTAATTACACGACCGTTTTCAAACGATTCACCAGGCAAGCTTACAAGCAGCAACCCGCCCTCTTCGGCTAACACGGTGACTCGCATCCACGCATCGATATCTTCTGGCCCGTCAAGAGAACCTTCATATTCAACAGACCCTCTGGGCGCAAATAGAGAGAATTCTTCCCCATCCGCAGTGCTACCCTGAATGGCAAGTTCCCCACTAAATTGGCCAGCGCGGGCCTTGCATCTCAGGTAATCACCCATTGTATCATGCCTCCGTGCGACGGTGATAGTACAGTTTGTGACACATCTTTAATACCCCAAACAGGTGAACATGTGGCTACCGGATACACAATAGTCTGCGCAGAGTCAATACGCATTTTGCGCGCCATTTGTGCGAATTCTGGTTTCGCGACGCTTGAACCTCGCCCAACACGAGGCAACACCTAATTAGGACACTACCATTTACCGCCAGCATTCGGCAGCGGCCAGGTCGAGCCGGCGCCGGCGCATTTTCAGACTGGCTTGCTGATCGGCGCGAAACTGATCCAGGCTACGAATGGTCAACGTGTTGACGGTGGCGGTGTAGGCGGGATAGGCGCACAGCGTCACGGCCGTGAGGGGAGCCACGGACACCTCCCGCACGACCTGGCCGCCCTCGTGGTGAAACTGGGCCTCAGTTCCGTCACGGAGGAAGCTGATCGACATGCCGTTGAGGTTTTTGGTGCGTACGTCTTCGAGCACGTCCCGCCCCCAAGTAGTATCCGGCACGTCCAGAGACGCCCACAGGCCTCGGGAGTCCTCCGAGAACCGCAGTGTTCCGGCCGAGGTCCGAGCGATCACCCGGCCATCGTGCTCGACGTCAGCCCGTGCATCCCGCAACGACGGATCGCTCCGGGCTTGCTCCGTCCGCTGAAGGGCGGCCGTGAACGCTCCCGGCAGGAATCGCTCACGGAAGCCGCCGAGATCCTCGCTCAGACGCCCGTAGGGGGCCGCCAGCCCCTCGATGCGCGGCTTGCCCCCTTCGGCCTCGACTACCCGCAACTCCTCACCAGCGGCCCAGATTCGCGTCTCCTCGGCGTGTGTGTCAGTCTTCGCCATTGTCCGGCTCCTTGAATAGCTCGTTCAGAATCACGTCGGGGAGGGTACGCTGCCACTCCCCCACCTCGCGGGCTACCCGTGACGCCAGTTCCGCGGGCGTGACTTTTCCGGCCAGCTCAAGCAGGGCCTGCCGAGATCGGTTGCAGTGATCGAAGGCGATATCTTCGGCGCTCACCTCCAGGCCGACGAAGCGACAGGTTTCGGCCGCCGGCTCGATCAGTTGTTCCATCTTGGCCATGTACCGGGAGTAGAACCGATCCAGCCAGCCGACGAAGTTCTTCTTCGCTCCGGCCGCCCGGCGTACCTCTTCCGACTCCTTCGAGATGGCGTGGCGGATACGATCCTTGAGGGCCAGCCGGGCGCGTTCGGCGACCGTTTCATCCGTGTCTGCCGTGTCGGCCTTCTCGTCCGCTGGCTGCGTGCCCTTACCAGTAAACCCCACAACTTGAGTGGGCTCTTCGTCCTCACCGCCCACAAGCCCCAGGTCTTCGTAGAACTCCCGCGCCTTGTTCGTCGTCGGCACGACGTACATATTCTTCGGAATCAGGATCACGTCCCCGGCCGGACCAAGCGAGTTCCAGTTCTCTCGCTTCCGAGCTTCGTTGATGATGACGAACGACGATTGAATCCCGTTCCGGTGCGCCTCGTATCGCTCCTGAAGGTTCGCCTTGAGTACCTGATCCAAGAGGTGCTCCGCGAACAGCCCCGAGCCCGCAGGGAAAAGCTTCCGCGTTACTTCGTCGTTCCACGCGGAGCAGTGGGGCAAAAGGGCTTCCCGCCATTCCAGCCGTTGCTCGTAGATGTTGTTCAAGATCGCCCGCGTCAGATCCTTGAGCATGTGTGGCGGCACGTCGAGCCAGCGGGCAACCTGCGTGACGTACCATTGGCGCGAGTCGATGAATTGAGCATCTCGCAAGGACATGCCGAACGGCTCAAGCTCTTTCCCGTCGTCGAGGATCGCAATCCTGCGACGATAGCCACCGTGCACCCGTTCCCAGTTCTTTCGGAAGTTGTCGCGGGCCTTGTCGTCGGTCATCTTTTTGCCTTGCGGCATCTTGACGGCAACCGCGTATTGGGCACCGCCCGAGTAGAAGCCCGAGCCTAGTTGCTGAGCTGCGATCGTCTCGCCCATCTCTTCCCGGGCCCGATCGATCACTGACTTGCCGCCAAGGTTGGGAATGTCAAGCACCTCAAACGCAAACAGGGTGTCTCGATGAAACGGCGGCCGGGGGAACTCGTCTTCATCCTTGCACCGGGTCACGTCGTACACCCGGGCGCCGTTGGCGTCCCGATCAAGGCGCACGTCTCGCGTATGCATCGGCCAGAGTCCGATAGGCTGCCCCATCGCGTCCCGCTGAATGTACGACAACGCCCGCCCTTGGAAAATCCTCATGCACTGTCCGATCTCCCGCCACTTCATCGAAGTCATCTCGGGGTTGGGCTCGTCGTGCAAAAGCCGGTGCTGCGGAACATCCTTCCGTTCGGTCTTGTTGCCGTCGTCGTCTGTCGTCTCGTAGACCTTGAACGGCAAGTCTGCTACGCCCCACGACAACGCACGCACCCCGCAATAGAACGCGGAGTTCCCCATCGCCTCGTCTTCATCGACGTTGACGCCGGCGGTCGTTTGCCCCTTCTTGCCGAACACTTCCAGGAGCGTTGCATCGCGGTCGATGCCTGCCCCCGAGACGATAACGCGGGCCCGATGATCTTCGAGTAACCTATCGAGGAACATGATCGTCGTTACCTGCTTTTCGCATTAGGTGAATCAGGTCGGCCAGGATCAGAACCCCGGCCACGATCAGCCCCGCGGGCCAGTAGATGCACGCCACCCCGGCAACGATCAGGCCGAACGCCAGGATGACGAATAGAGGAATGAGCATATCAGAGACAACCCAACATCTTCGGATAACAGCCCAACCCGAACGCCCACCGAAACTTGTCGGTAACGATCGACGCCGCGTACGGTTCGCCCGTGTACCAATTGGCAAGCCTGCCTTTCCACGGGGAGGCGTTTAGCACCGGCAAGGGCGGCAAGTCGTGACCGGCAAATGGCCGCAACACTTTGGGGACGTTGTCGTTGAGCGCTTCTAGTGGCACCCATCGCACGTTGTCGGGGATCTTCCCGTCAACCGTCAGCCAGTATCGGTAGAGCCCACCGAAGTCCTGGTATCGGTTCCGCCCGTTCGGTGCCGGCACGTCCGTCTGCCGCGTTGCCTGTTGCTCCGCCGTCGACTGACCGGGCTCGAAAGCGAAGTGCTGCTCATACCACACGTGGAAGTCGCACCGGGGATCAGACACGAAGCCCGTCAGGTTGAAGTCGCCGGGCTCGAAAGCGAACGCGTCATGCGACCAGATGCACTCAGCCGCCCTGGTCTCCACACGTTCCGCAAACACGTGCCGCCAAGTGTTGATATCGTGAACGTGCCGACCACCACGCATGAATCGCTTCGCCCAGAAGCACGCCTGGGAAATTTGCTGTTCGTAGGGATTGCGGAGCACGGCCAGGATTAGGGCAAAGCTGTCGGGGGATCGTCCCGTGAAGCGCTCGATGTCCTGAAGCCGAACGTGGCCGATGGGGAGCTTCGACCGCGGGTCGTCGGGCATGAGCACGTCGGGCAGGTGCTCGCGCATGTAGTTTTTGACCGACCAACCGCCGGTTTTGGGGATGTGGATGAAGAGTACGTAGTCGTTGTAGGCGCCCATCAGTCCGTCTCCGGTACTTCCGCGACATCACTCCGCTGCAAGGTCACGTCCGCGGGAATGTGAACCCTCGCCACCTTGCCGACAATCGCCGCCCGTTCCGGCCAATGCACGCCGTCGCCGGGCGATTTCAAGCATACCATGTCTTCGGTGATCGTCTCGCCCGCGCAAATGTCCCGACGGCTGACGAGCGAACGCCCGAGCTTCTTGCGATTGGCCTCGATCTCTTCCGATGACGCCCACGCCTCGCTTTCATCGAGCGCCTTCTCCACACTCCGAATGTTCCGTACGAACCTCCGCATGCCCTCCGGCTCCAAGCTGGCCGCGTGGTCGGTGCCCTTCATCGCACGGGCAAGCGTGACGTGTTTTTCGATCACAACCGCCCCCAACACCACCGCGGCCTGGGCCAGATGGATTCCCACCGTGTGATCCGAGAAGCCAATCATCGGCCCGTATCGCAACTGATACTCGCCCAGCCGCCCTAGGTGAACGTGATCATCCGGCGTCGGGTACTCGCTTACGCAGTACATCACGATAACCTGATCGTGCTGCTTGCGGATGATTTCAACGGCCGCGTCGATTTCTTCCCAGCCGCGGACCATGCCGGTCGAAAGTATCACCGGCTTCTTCGTTTCGGCTATGGTCTCCAACAGCGGCCAGTTATCCAAGTCTCGGCTGGCCACCTTGTAGAGCGGTGGGCTGATCGTCGCTTCCAGATCGAACACGCTGTGTCGGTCGCATGCCGTGGCGAACAGCACCTCTCGGTAGTCGTTGTAGCGCATCCGGTCCTTGAGGTGCGCGTAGTCATCAACCGACAACTCCAACGCCTCGCGATGCTGGCCGTAGGTCGGGCCGAACGACTGAGGGCCCCCATAGGGTCGGTTTCGCGCTTCGGTCGTCAGTTCGCTCGGTAGGTGCCGCTTGCAGAACTTGATCGCATCGAAACCCGCTCGGTGCGCCTCGGTGATCAGGCGCAGGGCCGTGTACGTGTCGCCCTGGTGGTTCTGGCCGATCTCGGCTACCAGGAAGCATGGGTGATTGGGCCCGATCTTCTGGTCGGTTGCGAGTTCAATCACTTTCGCCTCTGGATCAGGGCACTTGTCAATGAACGGCTTCGATCGTCTCATCGCTCGTTCCATTGTCGAGATACTCCGCCACCCGCTTCAGGTCTTCATGCGTGTCGATGGCCATATCCAGCGGGCGCCCATCGTACAGCCACGCGGGCGGGTCCACTCGCCGGCAGGTGAACAGGTGCGGCGTGTTGTAGATGGGCGCTGTAACATCCTCACGCCACTTCGCAGCAAAACCCGTCCCGCCAATTATCCGGGCATCCGCCACACGTAGGGCATTGACGCGGATGACTTCCGCAAAGTAGCCCGTCGGCTTGCGAATCAGCCAGCCGTCGGCCTCGGTCCAATAGCCCACGTAGCCGAACTTGGCCCGCCCTTGAGTTGCCACCGTGACCAGTTCGTCGATGCCATCCGGCTCGATTAGGGGATTATCAGCACATACGCGAACGACGTGATCTCCCTTGTCCATGTCAGCCGATGCAGCCGAAAACCTCCGCAAGACATCGCTTTCGTCGCCGTCGTCAACGAACACTTGCACGCCCCAGTCTTCGCAGTGGCCGACGATGGCTTCCGTGCCCTCGCCAGCCGTTGCGACCACGATCTCGTCGACCGTCTCGGCTTCGCGTACGCGGTCGATCACGTGCTTGAGCACTGGCTTCCCGCAGAGATCGTAGAGCACCTTGCCGGGAAACCGTCGCCCGCCCATGCGGGCCTGAATGATTGCACGGGTGGTCATGGGGAAGCCTCCTGTCCCTTGGTCGCTTTGAACTCGTCGATATGGCACGCCAAGTGCTTACTGATCACGTCAGCCAAATGCAGATTCACGGGCCATTCGTTGTCTCCGTGCTCGGCACAGACGCCCCGAAGAGTGGCGACAGCTTCTTCCCGCTCCGCCACCCAGGCCGCACGTTTCGCGGCGGGGTCCTCGTAGCCCAGTTGACACAAAACCGTTTTGAGGAGCCGCGTCCACGCCGCGCGCCGTCCCTCTTCGTAGGCAACTTGTCGTTTCGGTGGTGGTGGTGGTGGAGGCGGTATTTCGTCTAGCCCCGTCTTGCCTTGTGGTTCCTTTTGTAGCTTCGCGAGCCGGTTGGGGAGCTTCTTCAGCTCTTCCCAATCGGCTTCGTCGATCCGCCCGCATCGCCCAATGCTCTTGGTCACAATGGCGGTCAAGGTCTGGACGTGTGCGGCGAGCTTGGCAATGTCTTCGCTATATCCCATTGGGTTCAATACTCCATCACTACAAGGTTTCCGTCTTCCTCGGTCCCTTCCTCGCCGCCCATCGCGACAGACAAGGCCATGATCTCGGCAACGATTCCGTCGATCGTCTGAACGCTCCCCCGTGCCGGCTTCATCGGCATAATATCGCCGCTCGGCATTTCCTTCTTCTTGACGTGCCGGCTCTGCCACGTCAGTAGCGGGTTGCCGTTGTGCCGCATCTTGCCGGACGCGACCAGCCCCGCGTATTCCAGCGTCGGGCTTGTGAACCGCGACAGCCGTTGTGGCATCTCGACCATTTGGAGCCCGCGGTCTTCCAGCCGTTGGACAATCGCCCGAGCAAAGCGCGGATCGTAGACCACGCTTTCAAGCTCAAACTGCTCCTGGGCCCACGCAATCTTCTCTTCGATCGGCCCGTCTTCAATGGTCTTCCCAGGAACGATCGTCAGCACGCCGGCCTTCGCCCATTCGTCGTAGCGCCCGACCTTGTCCCGGTTGCGTTTGTAGGTTTCCTCCGGCAGCCAGAACCAGCACAGTTGGCGGTAGCCGCTGCCGTCGGGAAAGATCAGGCCAAACGCGGCCATGTCCTGCGTTCGAGCCATGTCGAGCCCGCCAACACAGTAATCGCCGATCAAATCCTCTTCGGTGTAGGGCTCCTCGCATTCGTCCCAAGCCATCGGGTCGAACAACGGATCGCTTACGGCCCCCCAGACGTTCAGGCGATACCGTTTGAAGCTGGCCAGCGCGTGGCCGTTCTTCCGGGCCTCTTGGTACATCGTGCGGAAACGACCAACCGTGATCGTCTTTCCGAGGCTCGGGTTGGCCTTGTACCATGTCGCTTCGTCGTCAACCGGGTCGTCGCGTCCAGCCGACCGGATGTATCCCAGGAAGCCGAGGTCTTCCACCTGTCCCGACCGAACCGCCTCGGTGTATTCGTGCTGCTCCCAGCATACGCTCTGCTCATCCTCGCCGGCCGTCGTGATCGCAAACAGCAGGGGCGACAACCGCGTCTCGAAGGCGTACTTTAGGGCGTCCCAAAGCTTTCGCCCCCGCCAGACGTGAAGCTCGTCGCCAATTACCGCGTTTGCGTTCAGCCCCTCTTGGCTCACGTCATCGCTGGAGATCGCTCGATAGACGTTCAAGGCTGGCTCGCGACCGACCGGCTCACCGTTAGCCTTGGAGTATTGACCCCAGAGCTTATCTGGCTCGTAGGTGATCGCCTTCGTCGTTTGGTTGATATTGCAACGATTGAGAAGATCAGGCGACTTGCGTACCATCGCGATAGCGTGGTTGTGCACAATGCCAGCCTGCTCTTTCGTCGTCGCCGCAGAGAACACCTTGCCGCCCGTCTCGCCGTCCGCTGCTAAGAAGTACAGCCCGACCGCCGCCGCCATCGGACTCTTCCCGTTCTTCTTCGGCACCTCGACATAGGCCCGATCGAACCGCCGAACCGGCTGGTTCCATTCGTCGTCCCACCGAAAC